TCAACCACCTCCTCAACCAGCACCACAACCATCTCCAGCACCACAACCAGCACCACAACCAGTCCCACAACCATCACCAGCTCCAAGACCATCTCCACAACCATCTCCAGCTCCAAGACCATCACCACAACCATCTCCAGCTCCAAGACCAGCTCCAAGACCAGCTCCAAGACCAGCTCCAAGACCAGCTCCAACACCAGCACCTACTAAATTATACAAATTTTATGGTATGAGTTTTAGACCTTATAACGGGGCTACTACGAATGATGAAGCACAGATTAAAACAGCACTTGATGCAATTAAACATTTAACACCACGTATTCGTCTATATGATACTGCTATTTTAGATATTACATTAAAGACAATTGATAAGTATAATTATGATATTAAAGTTTTTGCTGGTATTTTTATAAATCTACAATCTCCAATTTATTCTCCAAATATTCTAACATATCCTGATATTGATAGAACAAATAGTAAAACTTTATTACCAGATACTAAATTTAAAATAGATACGTTTATATCAATTATTAGTAGTAACACTCCTGCTGTAAATAGTAATATTATAAATATATCGATTGACAATGAAATTTTAACGTTAGGATTTAACAAATCGAATGTATTTCAGACATTATCACTAGCTCAAAAGCAACAAGTATCGAAAAATGCTATATATGAATTAATAAACGCTATCGATTATTTAAGATGTCAATTACATGATAAAGGGTATGATTTTTCAATAGGTTTATGTGAGATCACTGCTTTTATAAAAGGAAATCACGACACCGCTGTCAATTCTCAATGGGTCCAAAGTGATGTAGATAAGTTAATAAAAAGATGTGATTTTGTTGGGGTAAATCTTCATCCAGCATATTCTTCAACAAATGCAAATGATCCTTTTGCAACTAATATCTTAGGTGTGAGTACGTCAATAAGTTCACTTATTGCTGAATATAATAATGCTAAAACTTATATTGATAGTCTTAATACTCCTGGGCCTGCTGGGCCAAATATTAAATTAATTGTTTCTGAGGTTGGCTGGCCATCATGTGGAAACACAAGTACTGCAAATTTTACAATTCAAAAACAACAAAAATATTTAACTGATTTTATGGCTTCAGACGAATCTAAGAATATGATGTATTATTGGTTTTCAGCATTTGATAATAAATCAAAAACACCTCTTTTTGAAAAAAGTTGGGGCATTTTTACAACAGGAGCAGAATTATGTGATTCTAGTGGAAATGATATAACACCAGCACCAGCAGCAGCAGCACCTGCACCAGCAGGAGCCGATTTTGTTATGAATCTAAAATCAGTATATAAAACTGATTTAAATTTTAATACTGGAACATATGAGTTAAATACTATACTTGATACAGAATTAAATAGTGCTGGAAGAGATGACTCATTAGCAACGGGTAACTGTGCCGCAATTTACACAGCAAATCCACCAGCACCACAACCAGCACCAAGGCCAGCTCCAAGACCAGCACCACAACCTGCTCCAAGGCCAGCTCCAAGACCAGCACCACAACCAGCACCAAGGCCAGCTCCAGCACCAGCTCCAAGACCAGCACCACAACCAACACCAAGGCCAGCTCCAGCACCAAGACCAGCACCCGCACCAGCCCCAGAACAATATGATATAATATTAGTAGGAGGACAATCAAATAGTATTGGGAGAGCAAAAAATAATGAAGCTTTAACAGCTGTTATTACTGATGCATCTTTTAATGAATTGTATGTTAATGATAAAAACAATATTTTAGATTCAAGAATAAAGATGTTTAATGTACATGGTAGTTCACCTTCAACTGCCGCATCAAATATAGCTGACGCTACTGATCCTATCCCAAGTGCTGAGGATATTTGTGGTAATAGAACTGACTGTATGGGGTTCTCACTGAGTTTTGCAAGAGAATATATACGTAATAACCCCAATAAAAAAGTACTAATTATTTCATTCGGTTTTGGCAATACTGGATTTAATTTAACAGCAGCAACTGGTGGAAGTTTTTGGAATAAAAATGCCAATTATTATAATAGTGCAACTACAAGAATTACAAGTGCAATAGCATCATTGAAAATTTCAAGTCCTAGTGCAAATATAGATATTGCAGCATTTTTATGGCATCAAGGTGAATTTAATGAAGGTGGTAGTACAAACTCAGCAACAGATGGTAGTGAATCAATCTATAAAACACGTTTACTTGAGACATTACAGGAGTTGAGGAGTAGCGCGTTAACTAGTTTAAAAGGGTCTGCGCCAACAGCTGCTCAACAGAATGATGTACCTATTTTAATCGGCGGTGTAACTATTAATAGAACTGGGGCGGTGCAGCAAACAGATATAACTTCAGCTAGAATGAGAAAAATACTTTTTGATTTGCCATCAGTCTCTGGTGCTAACGAAATATATTACGTCCCATCAGGATGGTCAGGTACTACGATTCAAGAAGCAGGAAACCCTCAAACAGAATCATCACTATCAACTCTTAAATTCAACAGTAAACTTGTATTTAATCATAATTTAACAGAAATTACATCAGGTTCTGATGTTGCTAATGGTCAACATTTTGATAGAAAATCTTTGATAGAATTCGGTAAACGTTATTATATTGTATATCACAAAGCTAAAAATTCAGCTGGAGTAAACCCTAACCTATTTTCTGGTGGCGCCACACAACAAAACCTCCCATTAGGTTTTACGGAAGATCCTGTAGTAGGTGGTAAATCTTTTAAACATATAATAGATATGAAAAATAGAAAAAGACAAAAAGGTGGAGGAGTTATGGGCTTAACTGATGATGAAGCAGGGATTAGAACCTTTGTACCTCAACTATCTGATTTTGTAACACCTGCTGTTGCTTCAACGTATGGTCCGCAAATCAATGCTAATAAATTAACTAATGAAAACATTAATAGAGTACTAAGAGAATGCTTAGCAACACGCTCAGATTCTACTCGTAGAACTAGGACATATGGCGTTGAAGCAAATACAAGTGATATAGGACAAGTTGGCTTTACTAGTAAGAAACGTTATAATCAACTTGTTGACTGTATTGGTAAACAATTACTTGGATCCTCTAGTTCATCTGGGTATCCTACATGGTATAAGAGTCCTGGTAATCCACCTATAAGTTATGCTAAACCACCATGGCCTGCAGGTGAAAACAAAGGTATATGCACATATACAAAAACTGATTCCTCTGGTAATTCACTTCTTGATGCAGATGGTGTAATTTTAGATCAAGTAAGAAAGCCATGTAGTTTACCACCAGAGCCAGTATCTGGATATAGTGTATTAACATCTAATGGAGGTGGAACGCGTAAATCCTCCCGGCCAAACAAAATAAAAAACTCTAGACTACGTGGCATGGCTAATCGCAGAACCCGTCGCAGTAGAAAACGCAACCGCAAGTAATTAACTAAGCATTAGTTTCTTCTAAAAACGCAAATGCAGTAGTATTTGTATTGTTAGATCCATGCAATAATTTTCTTAAAAACAGATTTCTATGTTTTTCATCTTTACCCATTTTTAAAATACCATTCCGGTGTTTCAGAGTTCCATATCCTTTATTTTTTGCTAAATCATATTTTGTTTCTAGCTCTGGACGTAATCCTACATAGTCAAGTACATATGTATCACGTGAAACTTTTGCTAAAATCGATGCTGCTGCAACACATATATATGTATTATCTAACTCTGGTTCTACAATAAGTTCTATATTTGCAGCTACATCAATAGATAAACATCCATCAAGTAGTACACGTTTTGGCGCTACATTTAAAGAAGCTAATGCGCGTGTAAAAGCAGTACGATTTGCCTTACTCATACCCCAACTATCAATTTCATGATGTTCTACAATACCAATACCATAGGATACCGCATATTTCTTAATGTCATGACTAAGAATATTTCTTTTTTTCTCTGATAGCTTCTTACTATCTTTAATTTTTTTAGAGCTAGCTCGTATCTCTGGCGTCCAAGTAGATTCATCTGGCCATACTACTGCAGCAGCATAGAGTGGTCCCCATAATGAACCACGACCTGCTTCATCAATACCGCATTCAATATTTGTATCTTCTGCATAACGTGCTTTTAGCATTTCTTTTTATGGTGTAGTGACAATAAAAAGAAGTCAATTTTATGAAAAAGTTATACACTTATGATATTAGATGAAAGGTGAATACTTTATTTTCTTATTTATAATTTTAGTAGTTATTGTTGCAATATTTAATATTAAAACCTCTGAGGGATTTCAATCTTTCTTACGTATTCCCGAATCACCTGTAGCACAAAAAAATCTTGTTGATGGAACTGATGAATATATTGGTGAAAGTTTGTATGGGCCTACTCCCGGATCTATTGCATCTATAAATAGCTTACCATATAAAGATCCTGCAAGTGAAAAAGCCCCTTACAAACGTATACTTAATGTTCAAACAACACTAAATGGATTTTTAGCTAATGCTGGCAGTTCATTAAAAGATACGTCGGATCCATCAGTACAATTACCATACACAAGCTCTCAAAGTGATAATCAACGTTTGAAAAATGAAATATTAGTGCTAAAACGTAATCCTGGTATTGAGTCATCATTGACACAGGGAGATCTAGATGAGATTGAAGCAAATTTGTATTATTTACAAAAGAAATATAATCTTACTGTTTATTCATCTGAAGGATTTCAAAATCCTGGTAAACAAAGAGCTTCATTAGCTGAACTAGCTGTATTAATTTCAAAATTAACTGCGGCAAAGGTATCACTAGGTTCTAGTGGAACAACGGATCCTGTTGTGCAAGGACGTATTAATGTACTTAGTTCTATTCAATCCAAGGTACAAGCTATTATTGATGATGTTAATTCTGGAGCTCGTCAAGAATCACAGATTCCTGTATATCAAAAATCATATGAAGACTTTTTGAAGGTTATAGCTAATAATAATTCACCATTATCAAAACTCTTTGGGGAAACATCTCCAACATTAGCAGATTTATTTCCAGCATATTCAGTTGGTGATGTTTCTGGAGCACAGTTTGCTCAATACTTATTTGAAAAATATGCAGATATATTATTCAAAGGTTTATCTTGGGATTTTTCTTTGAGTTATACTAGTGAAGCAGAACAAGAAAATAATAAAGACCTTATTAATGCATTAAATAATTCAATGGGGTCTATGTTTTCTTCAAGATTTTCAGATAATAATAGCGGGTTTCCATTCATGTCGGATAATTATAATTTTTATAACAACAAATTTCCTTCATCTTCACCTTCACCTTCACCTTCACCTTCACCATCACCTTCACCTTCACCATCACCATCACCTAATTTACCTAGCAAACAACAAGGTAATACATCTCCACAAGTTTCATCTAAACCTGTCCGGTTTGACTGGCATGAAAGAGCAAATTATATATGTGAAGCTGTTGCAAAACATGGATTAGATCCTGGTAACTTTGGTTGTCTTAGTGAAACTGATTATGTATCTGATAATTTCTCATGGAGAGGTTATGCAAAGATGATATGTTCACGTTTAGCAACATCCTATGATCCTGGCCTTCCCGAAACATGTGGCTGCCCTCCATTTTCATGGAGCGGATGGAGAGCTATTATATAGCTTTAATATAGAATATGGCTAAATTTAATATTTTACATTACGTCTCATTTTTACTCTTTGTTGTTGCAGTTAGTACCTTATATTATTTAAATAATAGTAATGGATTTGTAGTGGGCGATAGCTCCAATAACAGTGTACAAGTAATACCAACCGATAGATCTTATATAGATATATCTGGAAGTAATTTTGGCTTACCTAAAAAGCTAATATCACATGATGTAGACATGAGTAAAATAGATAGTTCCATGCAAGATATTTATTACAATGGTATTTCAAAACTATTTAATGGTTTCTTATATTCATAAAAAATTACGTATCATTAGAGTCAGATGCGATTGACACAATTTCAAATAGCTTGTGTATTCATTATTGGAATTATGTTAGGCTTTATTATTACATATTCATTGCCAAAGAAGGAAGGTTATCAAGATGCATCTACACCATTATCTTGCAGTGATTGCGGAACTGCATTTACATGTCCTCCAGCTCCTGATATGTCAAAGTATGTATTAAAATCTTCTGTTCCCCCATGTCAGCAATGTCCCGATATGAGTTCTTATATGTTAAAAACTGAATGCCCACCTGTCCCCGATTTGACTCAATATGTATTAAAGAGTTCTATTCCTAAATCTGAACCAATTATTATTGATAATAGTTCCTGCAGAAAAGATTGCGGTGAATGCCCACCATGTCCTAGACCACGATGCCCCGATGTACAATGCCCACCTCCCACAAAATGCCCGGCATGCCCTCCATGTGCTCGTCAAAAGTGTCCTGACAAGGTTGTAAAATGTAAAACTGAAGATACTGTCAATGATCAAGTGCGTCCTTATTTAACACCATTAAGCGTTGTAGGATTTGGTCAAGCTTAATTAGGGATGGATACACGTTATTGGGGTCCGTCAGGATGGAAACTCTTACACACAATAACATTTTCCTATACGCATGATTTAAAAGATATATATGCAGAGTTTTTTATTACTATTGCATATCTCCTACCATGTAAACACTGTCGTAAAAGTTATACACAGTACATATTGGAAGATCCTGTAAATGCAGATTCTAAGATAAAGTTAACAGAATGGCTTTGGAGAATTCATAATAACGTAAATGGAAAGCTGCGTAGTCAAGGTTTACTTAAGAGTAAAAATCCGTCATTTGATATTGTAGAAAAGGTCTATAATGAAAAGGTTGCACAAGGCTGCTCAAGAGTACATTTTGAAGGTTGGGAGTTCCTATTTTCAATTGTAGAAGCCCATCCATATTCTAAATTATCACTTGGAAGCTTACCTTTTCATATTGATGCAAATGCCGGCATTGATTTAACAGATCCAGCTCAACAAAATATATATAATACAATGCTTCCAGAAGATCGCTTAAAATATTTTATTAAATTTTGGAAATTACTAGCGCAAGTCCTACCATTTCCATCATGGAGATCTAGTTGGAAAAAATATGATGCATATGAATGGAGTACAAGAAAATTATCGTTACATAATCTTTATACAATTCGATGTGGTCTTGAGAAAGATCTAGATTTACAAAATAAACAATGTTATTCATCACTATGCAAAGAACTTCGTAGTTATAAGAGTGGCTGTAATAAATCAAAAAGAACAAAAACATGTAGACGTATTAAAAACAAAAGTATTACTAGATGAGCGGTGTTTTTAATGTATTTGAGCCCGGATTAAAAAGAGGTTCTGAGATTTCATTGTACGCTAAAAAAATGGGTTATGGGGATAATAAAAAATATCTATATATTGAAAATGAGAAGCAAGGTTGGCGTGTATTTTTAAGAGCATGTTGTTTTATACATTCAAAAGAAGATCCAAAGGCCACAAAATTTGTTGTTGTTAAATCTACTGATCAGAGTCCTCAAGAAAAATCATGGGAACCACCAAAAGGCCAAACAGAAGGTAAAGATGGGCTTCAAGATCCTTCAAAACCTTTAATAAAAGTATTGGAAGATAATTTACGTCGTGAGATATATGAAGAAGCAAAAATAACAAAGGTTGAAGGATTAAAATATACTGGATTAGTTGTTCAATCTACAGAAAATAATTATGATGCACATACATATTTCCAGTACCACATATTTAGTGCAACTGTATCAGCAGAAGAGTATCTTGCTGCAGAAGAAAGATTTAGCTGGTATAGAGAGCATCCAAAAGCATGGAATAGATTAAGAAAGGATAATAGAGAAAAAGATGCTATTGCGTGGTATAGCCCTAGTGGAACAAAAATGTATGGGCGTTGGTCTCCAAGCATTGTTAAATATTATCTAGCTAATGCAAAACGACATTG